CTCTTTCCATTTAATATGAGAGTTTAGTGCACGAGTGTGACTAGATTTATATCCGTGCGATTCTAGCATGTCATCTCTAATATTTTGATTTTTCTTTTCAATGTTTAGTACTCTAGTAAAACTATTAGTAATTGTTGCAGTATAATATGCAAAAGGATTGTCACTTTTTGATTCGTCAAACTGTAAACCTACTTGTGATAGTTGTAAAAGTGCTTGACTTTTCATTTCATCATTGTAAGTGTATCCACGCCAGTTCCATTTGCTGCCGTATCGTTCACACATAACCATATACATTTTTGCTAGTGTATTAGTCATTCCGCCGTGGTCGAGACTAAAGTATCCATTTTCCATTCCGCCTATCCAGTGGCTCTTTCCGACACAAAACAGTTCGTCGTTTTCATCTAGTCTCCAATGTTGGTAAGGAGGAAAGTTCAACTTAACATGATGATCTGCAACAGTTTTTGGATTCTTTTTACGCCCGGGCTCTTCAGGTACGTGATCAAATGTTTTAATTCTAAAAACAACATCTGTTTTTGGAATATCTAAATGATTAATTGAAAATTTATCTTGTTTAACGCCTTTTGCAACTGCCGCTTCGACTTCCCAATTTGCTTTAGCAATTCTGTCAGCACGATTTTTTCTTGCTTGACTAATAGTATTTCTGTTAACTGAATCTATACTGTCAAGTATAATGTCATACTCAGCATCTTCGGGATTCACATAACTTGAATAACTATTTTTGCTTTTAGAAATTTCTGATAGTAAGTCTCGATTATTAAGATATTTTCTTTTTCTTAACGCCATTGTTTCTCCTAGAAATGTAATACTAGCATATTATAACACCGATAAATACTTAATACAATATCTTATTGGAGTTTAACATGACATCACTGGCTTACCAAAACGCTAGTACTAGACAGCAAAAATTACTAGATCAATTAGCAAAAGATTTAGGAATCGGCACAGAACATATTACTAATGTTACTTATCGAGATAATATTCCAGTGGAAATTACCTACAATCGAACAACTGGCGCTGCCACTAGAAATGTACAGCACCTATTAGGAGGTAAACTCAATCAACAAGAAATTAGTCAACGACGAACAGCAGAGATTGCAAATTACACACCAGAAAAACAACAAGTAAATCGACCTAACAATAGCATACCAAACAGTAGGCGTGCACGGGTAGTTAATACATTGTTTCCAACATCTGGAGGAAAAACAAATGGCTTTTAATCTTAATAAAATTAAGGACGAATTAAGAAACATTATCTTTGGAATAGATTCAGATTCTCCACGTATTGCTCCTATTAATATTGATAGATTTCCTAGTAGTAGTAAAGATTTTAGAGTTAAAATTTCTGATCCTAGCGGAAGAATAAGTAACAGCGCCGGGGCATTAGCACCACTACAGCAAACTAGTGGAAAAGTAGTGTTTCCTTATACACCAGAAATTAGTATTAATCATACAGCAAACTATACTCCACTTTCGCCAACTCACAGCAACTATGAATATTTGTTTTATCAAAGTAGTGCAGTAAGTGAAATAAATTTAGTTGCGCAATTTTCTGCCAGAAGTCCTGAGGATGCTGATTATGTATTAGCAGTTCAGCATTTTTTTAGAAGTGCAACAAAAATGTTTTACGGTCAAGATCAACTTGCAGGCATTCCGCCGGTGGTGTGTCGTTTAGAAGGACATGGTGCACTGCAACTTAATAGTGTACCAATTGTAATTACAAGTTTTAGTTCAAGCTTACCTAGCGATGTAGACTACATAAGTGCAACAGATGATAGACATGGTCGTGTGCCAACTGTACAATCATTTAATATCACAGCAAAGCCTTTGTACAGCAGAGATCGATTAACAAACGAATTTAATTTAGGTGATTTTGCCAGCGGTAGCTTGTTAAATCAACAACAAAATAGCAATAATGGAGGATTCATTTAAATGACAATATATTCTCAAAGTAGTCCTTATAAAACAACTACAATAAATCAAGGTGCTTTAGATGTAATGACAGACAGGACTATTACAAAATTTCCCGATGATCCTAAATACACTATAACTGCGCAACATGCATTAAGGCCAGATAAACTTGCATACGATCTTTATGGCGATACAGGATTATGGTGGGTCTTTGCACAACGAAATCCAAACATCATCGAAGATCCAATTTTTGATTTTCAAAGCGGCACAACAATATACATTCCAAAAAAACAAACACTAGAAAAAGAACTAGGGATTTAATCAGTGGCTAGAAATCAGATCAATGATCAAAGTACTGACGCTGAAAGATTAGCAGCGGCAGATGAGCTAAGACGTGCTAATATAGAATTAAAGCAATGGAATGTGTCTGTGCGAGAAGATCCTAATACTCCTCGAGACATCGATCCTGAATCAGGCAAGGACTACGGTCCGTATGTAACATACGGAATGATGGAAAAACAAGCATTAATTATTGCTGCAAAATATGATTATGTTGATTTTGGCAGCCCGCCACCACCACCTCAACAAGAAAATGCACCGTTAAAAATTGATATAGGCGGACAAGATTTCTATGTTGCTGGACTTAATACCACTGTTGCTAACGAAGTATTTGAAGGCACTGCATTAAGCAACACTGCACCAAGCATGCCAGTTCCAAACGAATTTCTTAACACAACAGATTATAACAACTGGCAAAACGCAGGAAAGCCTAGCGATTGGGTTCCAGGCGAAGGTACTCCGATGCTATTGCCGTTGTCTCCTCCAAATGTATCAAACCCAGGTGGAGATATTTTATCTGCAGATCTTCCTAGATATGACGAAAACCCCGGCGGATTTAATTCCAGTACAGGTGTTTTTGATTCTAATACCAACGATACTAACAGCACTGGTGTTTTTGATTCTAATACCAACGATACTAACAGCACTGGGATCGGACCGGACGGCCTTTTTGTACCTGGACCGCCAGTGCGAAATAATGACGCAATAAGTTTTGATGAGGATCCGAACTCTTCTCCGGTAAACAAAAACTTTGGGCGACTTTCAACATTTAACAGCAATAACCTCGACGATAGCGGGTATGATGAAATTAGATTGCCTGGTGATAATCCGCAGTCTGGTAATATACAATCACCAACTTCGCCTTCTTTAAGATCAGACGAACCTGTTGATCTTGATCCAAGAAATTCAGCTCCATATGATAGCGGATATAGAAACAATGGCAATTCTGTTGATGTTTTAAATTCAGGAAACATCAGACGATCCAATGATATTGGACAAATAGGCAGTTACGAAAAAAATAATCCTCAAATTGAACAAAAACCAAATGTGCTACATAATTATGCCAATTGGACCTACAATCTAGGATTATATATGTTAACACCAAACTTGCATACAAGTATATTAGAGAACGGTGCAATAACAAATCCTGGCAGAGAACTTAGTCACTTAATAGTAAAAAGTGGCGGCACAGGAACTAAAGGTGTATTGGGAGAAGGAAAAGATTATCACATTGAGAATTTACGTTTTTTAAGTATTATTTCTCAAAATAGTTCTAGTACTAAAGCTAGTAATAATTTTAATATTACATTTGATATTGTCGAGCCGTACGGTGTTGCATTTATGAGTGAATTAATTCAGTATGCTAGTAGAATAGGTTTGCCAGATCATTTTGAAATTCCGTATTTGTTAGAAATTAAATTCAGCGGATACGATAGTCAGGGAAATCCATATACTAGCATTCCGGGTGCACCTCCTAAATATATTCCAGTAAAAATTATAAACATGCAATTTAAAATTAACAGCGGCGCCACAATTTATACTATTACGGCTGTTCCTTTTGCACATAGTCCTTTGCAAGATCAACATATGAGTTTTGTTCAGGAAAACTTTAGTGTTACTGGTAATACATTTGAAGAATTATTAAAAGAGTTTTTTGACCATCTAAACAAAAGCGAAGAAGCAAAATCTATACAACAAAACAGGGAAAAAGACCAATACGATTTTGCAATATTTGATTCTGATCTCAAAGATAGTCAGGTAGGATATAACAAAGATACAGCGAGAACAGTTGAAGCTGCAAGAAGAAGCTTAGACGAAGCTGCTCAACTTAAAGAAGTAGTTCAAATTCCTGCAGGTAGTACTATAAAAAGTGCAATACAAAAACTAGCAGAAGCAACTGATTTTGGTGCAAAATTCAACACAACCGGAGCAGCAGAAAGTGAACCTGGCAACCAAGATCGTCCGGTAAGAATTCTTAAAGTAGTTCCGATGATTGAAGAACTTGGCAAGTACAACACCAGTACAAAAAAGTATACCAAAAAGTATTTCTTTAAGATACAAACTGAAAAACAATACGGGTATGTTGTACCCGGAATGCCACAAGGCAAGCCGACACAACGAGGCTGGCAGAAACAGTACGACTGGATCTTTACCGGTCAAAATAAAGATATACTTGATTTTGATGCTGAATACAATTTACAATATTTTATAACAAAAACTGTTTTTACTGACGAGCACGGGAAAGTAAACGGAGTACCAAGCGGTAAAACAACAATTACAGATATGCCAGACGACGGGCTTACTAGAACACAAGCTGGCGATCAAGCGTACAGTCCAGCAGTTTACACTAAAACAGGTAGCGATTCTAATTCACTTGTTAACACTTCTCGCAGTTACGGACATCAGTTGGCTAGCGATAACATGGATAATATATTAAACAACCCTGGCGCAGATATGATTACGTTAAGATTAAATATTATTGGCGATCCAGACTGGATACCGCAGGATAATAGTGTACTTCCGAGAGGTCGCACACAAGCTGGCGATTCTCTTAATGTAAATAATAGTATTGCAACTGATAATCACGCCGTCTTTGTTATGATAAAATTTAAAACTCCGCGAGATTACAACAGCGAAACTGGCTTAATGCAAATGACAACAGATCAAACTTTCATACAAGGGTTATATAGAGTAATTAGTGTTGAAAGTATTTTTGAAAATGGACAATTTACACAACAATTAGCAATGATACGTGTGCAAAATCAAGTCAGTAACGATCCGACGAATATTCCAAATATTACTAAAAAAGAATTTGTTGATGAAACAGCACAAATTAGTGCATATATGGATATTGGAGCGTCTGTTGATGACTCCCAAATCCCAAACCGCCCAGGTCCGCAATAAAGGAAATTAATATATGAATACCTATACACCACAAAATGCTAAATCAAATTCTAATAATACTGGTATTGCAAAAGATAGCGGCCCGTATCTGGCAGAAGTTATGCAAAATGTTGACAGTCAACTAAGTGGAAGAATATCGGTTTATATTCCAGATTTTGGTGGAGATCCTAAGGATAGCAGTAATTGGTTGTTGTGCAGATACATGACACCTTTTTATGGTATTCAACCAATGAGCAACACAGTTGCAGGAGAAGCTAGCAGCAAACTTGAAAGTTATGGTATGTGGATGCAGCCTCCAGATGTTGGTATTAAAGTCTTGGTATTGTTTATCAACGGAGACCGTAGCAAAGGGGTGTGGATTGGATGTCTGCCAGAAATTGGCTCGCACGGAAGTATTCCAGCAAATGATCGGGGAGATTTTGACTATTATAACGATCCTAATACTCCGATTGCTGATCGTGAAAGACCTCAGCATAGTAAAGCATTTCAGTTTGCGGAGCAAGGATTGTTTAAAGATCCGCAACGTGGACCTATTAGCAGTACTAGTTTAAGAGAATCTCCAAGTAGGGTTTTTGGGTTTAATACTCCCGGCGGTAATAGTTTTGTAATGGATGATGGAAACGAAGACGGCGGCAGTAGACATATTAGATTAAGAAGTAGCTCTGGCAATCAGATTACCATGAATGACGATGACGGTTTTATTTACATTATTAATGCAGACGGCACCGGATGGATGGAATTAAGTGCAAGCGGACATTTAGATGTTTTTGCTAAAGCCGGAATAAATTTTGCAACAAACGGAAGTATTAATATGCATGCCCAGGCAGATATTAATATGCATGCTGAAAATAATGCTAATATACAGAGTGGAAACACTACTAGACTACAGGGTAATCAACTAGTAAGTCTCTGGGGAAACAATATTAATTTAACCAGTCCAGTTAGCTTAGATATTCATTGTTGTAGCGATATTAAAATTAGAAGTTTAAAAGATGTTAATATTAAAGCAAGTCAACATAAATTGCGTGGTGATAAGTTTCTATGGAACACTGGTAGCGTGTCTGAACCTGACCAGATGTTTAAAACAGACAGTGTCGAAACAGGTGGATACACTACAACAACAACTCGTACTCCAACAGTAGAACCGTACGCTGGACATGATCCCGCAAGTCTTCTACCTGACGAAAGTCACGAAGATATGGTTCCAGTGCAACCACCGCAAGGTTTTAAAGATGATGAAACTAACACTCGCACAATCACCGGCACCGGATCAGGAGGAGGAAGCGTCACTTACTTAGAAGGACCTCCAGGTCAATCATTTGAAGATCAAACACGAAACAAAAAAATTCAGCCAAAACTCATGAATGTATTAAGAACTGCCGCAAGTCAAATTGGAGTAGATGTAGTTATTTTTTCAGGAGGGCAAGATGCAGAAGGAACGCCTAATGCTAGAAGAACTGGATCATCTAGACACGACGACGGATATGCAGCAGACGTATGGATTTATAATTCAAGCACTACAGCATTAAGTACTAAAACAAATAGTCAACTAGTAAGCGACTTTATTAGTGCTTGTGTAGCAGCAGGAGCAAAAGGAATCGGCGCCGGTCCTGGGTATATGGGAAATTCAGGTATTCACGTAGATCTTTGGGGAACTGCAAAAGGTTCCTCAATTTGGGGTGCAGGAGGGAAAGCAGACAACGCTCCACAATGGGTTAAAGATGCTTATTCTAATTCTCGAAATGTTACAGTCGTTGCTAATAATAGCACAAATGTTAGCGGTTCACAACTTAAATCACCTACTAATATTGCAGATGTAAAAGAAACAAAAAACAGCAAGTTTGGCGGATTTAGCGGCTTCAGTGATGTAGTCAGAACTGCACATTCAGATACAGGAATTGCAGGATCTCGCCCGACATTTAAAAATATTACAAATAGCGCTCAAAAATTATTTGATGTTTCTAGTAAAGTATCTGGCAATGTTGATCAATTGGATAAAGATATTGTTAATACACTAGGTATACTAAACAGCGACGAACTAAAATTAATTAGATCGAGCATAAGCACTCGAAGTTTACAACAAATTGGTGCAGCACTAACACTTATTGACGATGTTAGAAGTATTCAAGACTTAGTACAAAGTCCAGTTTTGCTGCAAATGGCCACAAAAGTAATCAACGGATCAATTTTAGATAATGCATCTAGTAATATACTACAAGGTGCAAGAGATGTTATTCCTAATTTAGCAGGTACTAGTTTATCTGCAATTAAAGACATAGATAGCATTGGATCGGTGTTAAACAGAGCTGGTGTCTTAGATAAAATTAAAAGTATTAATGTATTAGGCGGAGTTGATAAATTCCTTCCTACAGGAAAAAGTAACAATTTACAACTAAGTGAAACTGTAACTGCAGGCAGATTGACTAATATAAGTAATACAGGTAATTTAGTAGCTGCAGGTAATTTAGCAGCTGATGCAATTTCTAGCATAACCGGATTTAATCCGGTTAGCAGTATAGTTCCTGGCCTGGGTGCTGTAAACGGTCCATTATATGGTTGCGAAACATGTGGCACAGTAACAGAAAAATCACAAGCAGGCACTCCTGGAACTGGCGGTAATACCAACTCAGATAATGGTCTGAGCAATGGAACAACAACATCCGGGGATAATGGTGGACAACCTCATTTAGGATCGGGTAAAAATATTGTAACTCCAGCAAATTTGAAAAAAGATCCATTGTGGGCAAAAACAATTGAAAAAATGAAAAAAAAGTATGGCAGTAAATTCAGTGAAGAACAAATACTTAATGTAGCGTCAGGGGAAAGTTCGTTTAATACTCGAGCAGTTAATCCTAATACAAATGCAACAGGGCTATTTCAGTTTATGCCAAGTACTGCTAAGTGGCTAGGAACAAATGTTAATACAATACAAAACATGACTGGTGGCGAACAACTAGAATTGTACGATTATTATCTTAGTAAGTTTAACTATGCAGGCGGACGTCTAGGTATCATGCAAGCTGCACCAGCACATGCTGACAAACCAGACAACTACGAAGTATATAAAGTTGGCAGTAAGGCTTGGCAGCAAAACCAAGTTTGGCGAGGAAGAGATGGCAGAATAACTGTTGGTAGTATTAATGATTATTATGACAAACAGTCAGGTTAAACATCTAATGCAACTATTGTAAGCAAGTACCTGCTTACACTTGGTGTACCAAATAAGTCAACAAAATCTACAGTATCGATACCAAGATAGTGTGCTGAATTAACTAATAATATTTTGTGTGTTAATCCAATTATTGTTTTCATATCTAGCCCTAATGCGCTGATATATTTTTGTGTTTTTTCTGAAATATCTGCGCCAATATAATTATTTGGCATTCTTTCAAAGTTGCCTAGTTCTCTAACAATTTCTTCCAATGGACCTAGTACATAACCGTTTGTGGTATAAGCACTATTTAGGTTTACTTTTAAATATCCATGTTGTACCGGCGAGTGCATGCTATTATAATATGCACTAAATTGATTATAAAGTCCTGTGAATTTGGCAGTCACAGCTACGTTGTTGTTTGACACAAACATCAACTGTCTTAGTATATTAACACAGTTTGTATCAATGATATTTTGCATTTGAGTTTGATTTTGTTTTATTTGTCTTAGTGTATATTCATAGCGATTTTTAACTCTGTGATTTAGTTGTAGATAAATTTCGCTACTTCTGTCTGCATCTGCACTCCAAATTCCGGTTGTTTTTACAAAATCACTCATGTAGTTAATTTTTTCTAGTGCAACATCATTTAGAACGGTATTTTGATGTTCTAATTTAACTTTTTGTCCATCTAAGAAATTTCTATTTCTACTTTGTGCCATGGTGCTGCGAATTCTTCCGCCGTGATAGTCTGTACTTGTTACACGATATATAAAGTCGGCTTGTCTGCCATGTCCAGTGATTAACGCTGCATCCTCTAAACTTAATGTAAAATTCAATATATCATCATTGGAGCCAGAAACACCACTGCCAATGGTTATCCCGTAGTCTGTTCTTAGTTGTAGTTCTTTGTAAAGTTGATGTAATATTTCTGTTTGATAACTTTGATAGCGATTTAGCATTGGACTAGTTAGCTCGCTTTCGACTCCAGTAAATGAAGTTATGAGTTCTCCTAGTAGATAGGTAACAGCATTGTCTAAAGTGGAGTAATCAGTACTATTATAACGTATTGCATAAGTGTAAGGACCGGACCCTTCTTCGACTGTGTATCCGCCATTGAGCATAGTTAGTAAATTGTCTAGTAGACTTTTATAAGCAATACCATTGCTGGTAGCAGCAACTCGATTGACTTCATTGGCTAAAATTGGCAGAAGTTTGCTGTGTCTGTATCCTGCTGCTGTTCCTAAAAAGTCACCGACTGTTAAATTGTTATCGCCGCTGTAATCGCTAAGAGGACTATATGCACTTCTCAGGTCTGCAATTTCGTCTCCGGTGATTGTACCATTTTGTCCACTAAGTGCATCATCTTGTGTTACACTTTCAATATTAATTAAAATGTTTCCAAACTCTGCAGCGGTACTAATGTTAGTAATACCCATAGTAATTAAATGTACACTAATTTCGTTTAGATTTTTAAAATTATTATAGTCGTAACTTTTTGCAAATTGCCATTCCGGGTCACAAAGTTTTCCTAGATGTTTTGGAATGTTTCTTTGTATATCAAAACAATCAAATACTCCTTGTATTATTGCTGGTGATTGAATTTCGGTTAGTGCTTTTAAGGCAGTATTATCATTTGCTTTGGTATTTGCATTACTTAGATTTATTCCAAGACTGTTTAGTGCAGGCATTAATTCACTAACAACTGCACAATCACTGAGTAATATCTTTTCTAGTATTTGCCCTGGCTTTCCCATTCTAATTAAATCTTGGAAATTTATTATTCTTCCAAGTGTATTGAAGTCGTTGCCAAGCAGAGCTAAATTGCTACTCAATGATCCGAACCCAAGCGTTGTTAATCCGTTGTAGTCTTTGTACAAACTTCCAAATGTATTAAATACAGAATCGGTGTCTACTACCTGTTTAAGTTTTTCTTCAGGATCGCCAATTAAATCAATGATCTTACTTCCTGCTAAACTGTTGTATTCCATGCCGGGAATACTACTATAAGGATTTTCTTGTGTGGCTTTAGTTTTACCAAAAACTTGACCTTCAAGTTGTTGCAACGCTAAACCGAAGTTAGTACTACTTTGAGTAGCACTAACGGTGTTTAAAAATGTATTTGCAAACTTATTAAGTGTGCCTGCGCCAAGAATATCATTTGCAACACTTTCAATTACATCACTAAGAATTTTATCTGTGGCAGAAATATGTGTAATATTTGTTCTTGTAAAATCCAGCAACTTGCCAGTTAAAAAATAATGATCGCTAGAAAGATGGGAGCCTGTAACAGATTCAATTACGCTAGTACTCAATGTAGTCATTGAACTTGGCCAAGAACCACTTGGGGTATTACTTGGAGAAAAGTCTCCTGTATCTAGTTTTTCGAGTACGCTTTTCCATACACTTGGGTATGCGCTAGATTCGTATACATTGATAGCATCTGACAGTTCTGTGTTAATTGCAATACCGTTATTGCCTCTGAGACTGGCTAAACTACTAATAGTGGCACCGTTTAATTGTTGTCCAGAAAAACTACTAGCATTAGGTTCGTTTATTTTTCTTATTTGTGTTAACGATTCAAGTTCAGTGTCAGTTGAACTAAGATATGCCATAGGGTCAGTTTTACTGTCAGCTGTGCCATCTGCAAATATATTTGTAGCAACACTGCGCTGTTTCTTTTCAGCACGTTGTCTACCTTCGTTAATACCACTGTCACTAGTATTATTTGAATTCCATACAGTTACATCACCAAAGCCAGTTTGTCTTGCAGGACTAAGATCAAAATGTATACCCCAGCTATACATCCCAATGCCTATATGTTTATTATCTAATAATGCATTTCCAACTAATGCACTTATTAAACCAATATATTCACTCGGAGCAGAGCTTGGTGTATATAGTGTTCCGTTACTGCCAATGAGCTGCAAATCTAATGCCCAACCATTCGGTTGTTTGCTCATACTTTCAGCAGCATTGGTTCCGCCTCCAGGATTGATTTGTACTACCCAATTTAACGGAAGTATTTCACTGGCATGATCAACTGCATCAATAATTTGTTGTCTAGGCACATCTGCAGGATCTGTGCTAACACTATATGTGCTAGTTCCGCGAAGACTTCCATTGGCAAAAATTACACCATTATCGCGAGGTCCTAGGTAACTTCTATTACTTGCTGACATTTAACTTTTTCCTACAATAAACGTATTGCTACCGGTCCGTCTTGTTACATTGTTTGTATCCGCATCGCCGATTAATGTAACTGGTTTTCCATTTACAATAAAATTTCTAGAACTACTGGTTGTTTTTACATAAGATGTTTCATTTCCCACTGGGTCATTCTTTACAATAGCATTTTTATCTTCTATTTTAAAATTTTCAGCACCAACTAACGCAGGTTGATTGCGAACGTTTTTGTCGTTTTTTCTGATAATACCCGGCACACTATATCCTTAAAAGTTGCTATAGTATTTAACAAAAATATAATATGGTATTATTTTAGTCGACTGAAAATTTCTTGTTGTGTCATAGTTCCAACTATACGCCAGCTACCACGCATAAAAACGTCTTCGTCTGCGTAAAATATAGGAAACGTTTGATGACCTTCACTTGCTAACCAATCACGTGCCCATCTTTCGCGATCTGTGTTTATTTCAGTATAAGCAATACCCAAGTTGCTTATATATTTTTTGGCACTGTCGCATTCGGGACACCCGTTTTTAGTATAAATGTATAACGTTTTCATATCTTTATATATCCCTTTAAAGTTGCTGATAAATAATAGTATGGCACTATACAGAGGTTACAACACAATTGACAATAAGTCAACCAAAACTCGACTTGAAGATTTTGAGTTAATTAAGCGTGATCTTTCAAATCACTTTAATATTCGTCGAGGCGAAAAACTAATGAATCCAAATTTTGGTACTATTATTTGGGAAATTTTATTCGAGCCAATGACTGAAGAAATTAAAGATGCTATTATTGAAGATGTAACTCGTGTAGTTACTTATGAACCTAGAGTAATTGTTGACAATATACTAGTAGATGAATATCAACGTGGCATAATCATTGAAATCAGACTTAGATACAAAAACACAAACGAAGCTGATACTATGAGATTTATGTTTGATCAAACCAGTAAAGTTGCTTATTCATCTTAATATTACCATATAATAAAATTAAATAAATACATTATAGAGGAAATAATATGTCGACATTTATACGCCAAAATAATCTTTTTGCTGCTGAAGATTGGAAAAAGTTATACACAACTTTTCGCAGTGCTGACTTTCAAAGTTATGATTACGAAACTCTGCGAAAAAGCATGGTTGATTATATCAGAACATACTACCCAGAAGATTTTAACGATTACATAGAAAGTAGTGAATTTGTTGCACTACTAGACTTAATCAGTTTTATGGGACAAAGTATTAGTTATCGCAACGACTTAAACAGTAGAGAAAACTTTTTACAAACTGCTGAACGTAGAGATAGTGTATATCGTTTAGCAAATATGTTAGGGTATTCTCCTAATAGAAATAACAGCAGTAGTGGCATGTTAAAGATGACTGCAATCAGTACTACTGAAAGCATTTTTGATAGCAATGGGGTTGATTTAGCAAATAAAACAATTAAATGGAACGATCCAACAAACCTCGATTGGCTTGAGCAATTTACAAGTATTATTAACGCTGCACTAGCAAACAATCAACGTATTGGTAAACCAAATAGTAGTTTACAAATTGGCACAGTTAGACATGATTTATATGATTTTAAAACAAGAAATAATCTTGTTCCGATAATTAATTTTAGTGCTTCAATTGACAACCAAAACCTTCCGTTTAACATTTACAATGTTGGCTTAGATAGTAAAACAGGATTATATGAAAAAGCACCAGTTGCTGGTAGTACTCTTGGCTTTGTGTATAAAAACAGCGGCGAAGGCAACGGTAGTTCTAATACTGGATTCTTTTTAGGATTTAAACAAGGGCGTATTAACAATTTAGACTTTAGAATTTCAGAAAGTTTGCCAAATAGATTAGCAGGTATAAACGTAGACAATATCAATAATAATGATGTTTGGCTTTTTGAAACCAACGACCAAGGCGAATATCTTGATGAATGGACTAAAGTAGATGTTCTCAGAGATAGTAACGTAATCTACAATGATATCAGCGAAAACAATAGAAAGATTTTTGAAGTTTACAGCCGTGCAAATGATCAAATTGATTTAATTTTTGGCGATGGTGTGTTTAGTAAAATTCCAGTTGGTCAGTTCAGAAGTGTGGTACGCACAAGCAACGGAACTAGTTATACTATTAGTCCGAGAGAAATGGAAAACATTGTCGTTGAAATGATTTATGTCAACAAATACGGCAAACAGGAAAAACTTAACTTTACACTAAACCTTCAGTATACAGTAAACAATGCTAGTACAAGAGAAAGTTTAACTGATATTAAAGTAAAAGCACCTCAGAATTTCTATACACAAAACAGAATGGTTAATGGTGAAGACTATAACACACTCCCTTATATTAAATTCGGCGATATTTTAAAAATAAAAAGTGTTAATAGAACCAGTACTGGTATTAGTAGATTCTTAGAACTTAAAGATGTAACAGGCAAGTACAGTAGTACAAATATTTTCTGCGAAGATGGGTATGTTTATAAAAATGATATCAAAGAAACTGATAATTTTAATTGGCTAACGGCAGCAGATGTACAGAACTTTGTAGTTAATACACTTAGTTCAATACTAAGAAGTAAAGGAAGTGTTAATCTTTATTTTGACAAATATCCTAAAATTAGTTTTTCTAATACTACATGGAAAAGAGGCAGTGCAGATAGCAGTACCAGCAGCGGTTTTTTTGAAGGTTACAATGATGATACTTTAAGTAACTATGTACATCAAGTTGGAGAAAGTGGCCAAGGGGAAAGACAATATCTAAAGCCGGGTGTTGTTTGTAAGTTTGTTGCTCCTGCTGGGAAATTTTTTGATATTGACAGAGTGTTAACAACTGGCACTCCAACTAAAGAAGGTCAGGCAACTAAAATTTGGGCAAGTATTAAAAGTATTAGTGGCGACGGTAGTTCAAACGGCAATGGTTACTTGAGTGGAACTAGTGGTCCGGGTCCAATTGTACTAACTGAAAACATTCCAAATGGCGCAGTACTAGAAGAAATTTATGCAGTTTATGTAAACAACATTGATATTAATCTAAGTCAAACACTAACAAGAAAAATTATCAATAATGAAGATTTTGGACTGCGTTTCGATTACCAGTCTGGCTTTTGGAAAATTATTAACCCAAATGATATTGCAACAACTGGTGAATTTAGCATTGTTTATGCTGGTGATACAAGTGGCAATAATTTAGATGCAAGCTGGCATGTATTGATGACAAATGTCGGCAGCGGAAGATATACTACAACGTACAGAAATACTGAATTGCTTTGGGGAAGCGAAATTGAAACTCGCTTTTATTTTGATAGCAAAGTAAGAGTATATGATAGTAGAAATGCTACAGTAGTTAAAGATCAGATTAGAATTTTAACTGGGAATACTCTTCCTAACAGTAGTACATTATTAGATAATCAATTAGTATTGGAAATTTACGATACTGTAAAATATGTTGATGGTTATAGAGATGACACTCGTGTTAAAGTTACACATGGCGACAAAGACAACGATGGCATACCCGACAACCCAGAAGTTTTTGACGTTATCGCAGATAGCGAAGAAAAAGTTTATTTTGAGAAATATATCGATTATGATAACTTTGAAAGATATCGTTACTTTGATAGCAATAAAGTTGTATCAAGATATACTGATGTTGCTACTTTAAATCTCGAAGGTAGATATGCACATCCGTTAGGTACAGTATTTGAAGTTAATAACGATTTTTACGAGTTAACACTGGTTAACAATAAAAGAACAATTGTAGCTAGTAACAACTATCAGTGTTATGTTGGTAGAGATAAACTAAAATTCCAGTACAGACACAATGCTCCAAACGACCGCAGAATTGATCCAAGTAAAAGTAATATTATTGATATGTATGTTTTAACTGAAGCATATAATAATGAATATAGAAATTGGATTAATGATTCAAGTGGTACATTAATTGAACCTGAAAAACCAACGTTACTTGAAATGGAAGTAGCGTACAGCGAACTTAACAAATTAAAAAGTGTCAGTGACAGTATTACATTTAATGCTGCTAATTATAAAATTATTTTTGGAGCCAAAGCTGCACCTGAATTCCAGGCAACTTTTAAAGTTGTACCAGCAGAAAGAACAAGGCTAAGTAATAGTGAGATTAAGAGTAAAGTTATAAAGTATATCAATGAATACTTTAACATTGAAAATTGGGATTTTGGAAACACATTTTACTTTAGCGAACTTTCTAGTTTTATTCATAAGAGTATGATTCAGGAAATTGGCAGTATTGTTATTGTACCGAATGCTAGTTCAAAAACATTTGGTGATTTGTTCCAAATTGTTAGTGAGCCTAACGAAATCTTTATCAGTAGTGCAACAGTCGACGATATTAAAATAGTTAAAAATATCACAGGCAATCAATTAAAAGCACCATCAAGTAGCGTAGTGTCCGGCGGATACACAAGTAATTAAAAGAAAGATCGGTTATGGGATATAAGAAAAGTTCAAACTTTTTACCTAGTGTTTTCCAAACTAGGACCAACGAAAAACTTCTGAGAGCAACAGTTGACCAACTTATCAGTGAGCCAGAAGTTGAGCGTCTTGATGGATATATTGGCAGAAAGTTTAATCCTAGTCTAAATCAATTTGACAATTATGTTACTGAAGCATGGCCGGATAGACAAAATTATCAACTTGAGCCGAGTAGTGTTTACGAAAACAAAAATGGCGAAATAAAATTTGTTAGTACATATGTTGATTTAATTAACAAAATCAATTCACTAGGGGGGAATATCGATAACCCTAGTAGATTGTTTGCTGCTGATCAATACACATATACTAGTTTTATGGATTTTGACAAGTTTACAAATTATAGTAACTATTATTGGTTACCCAATGGTCCAAATAGTATTAATATTATCAACGCAGAAGTTGAATACAATTTAGATATAACAGTTTCTCCGCCATCGAATTACAGTGTAGTAACTGGCAGTGTAGACAATGAAGGATTTGATGGCAGTAATTTTGATACAAGTGTAGGTAGTGTTAAAAGACTAGGCGAAACTGGGTATCGTTTTAGCAATATCGGAACAACATCAAATCCATTACTAAGATTAGCACGTGGTGGCACATATACATTTAATGTCAATCAAGAAGGTCACGGCTTTTTTATTCAAACAGAACCGGGATTAAAAAGTTCTTACAGTTGGCAGGATAATCTTAATATTAGAGAAGTACTAGGTGTTACTAATAACGGCGCAGATGTTGGAACAGTTACGTTCAACGTACCCGAAAACGATGCACAAGATTTCTTTACACAGATGCCGATACAAGGCAATGGTGTAAATTTAGTTTCATATAGTACAAAACAACAAAGACATTTACGTTATAACGAAATTCAAAGCCAAGATGCAACGACGTTTCTAAGAAATTACGGCGGCATTGATGGTCAACGCAATCTAGATGGAAAACTAGTACTGTTTTTAGAAACAAGAAGTAAAACTCAGACCTCGGTTGCTTGGACTGCAAATACTAATTACAAGGAAGATGATCTAGTCAGTTACTCAAACACAGTTTATCGTGTTATTAGAGATTTCACAAGTGGTGTGGGATTTGTTACAAGCAACCTGGCGGTATATGATTATGAAAACCACTGGAATGATCCTGACGATAGCAATGCAATAATAACTGAGACAGAAAAACTAGGTTGGTTTAGAATTAGTATTGATTCTAACAATAAACTAAAACTCACATCAGTGGAAGAAATTCTAGTAAACAAAAAAATAAAGATCGGTGAAGGTATTCAATACGGTAATAGAAAAGCTTACAGGACTAGCGATAATAGTATTAAACTAATACCGCCTATTACTGCTAAATTAGATTATCTTTATTATCAAGATAGCATCGATCCTGAAGTATACGGATTAATAGAAATTGTGGACCAGACTAATGATGCAGAAATTAATGTCAATTATATTCTTGAAAGTAGTACATACACAAGTTCAAACGGAGTAGAATTTGAAAATGGCCTGAAAGTTAAATTTGTAGGCACTACAAGTCCAGCACACTACGAAGATAATGAATATTATGTTGAAGGTGTAGGAACTAAGATACAACTTGTTCCAGTTAGTAATTTACAAACACCAGAAAGTTGGTTAGATGTAGTCAAAGAACCGTTTGACAGTAATTTATTTGATACTATTTCATTTGATGGAAATTCTAACAGTCCTAAAGACAAACAATATATTGTTATTAATCGGGGCAGCCAAGAAGGTAGTGCATGGAGTAGACAAAACCGCTGGTTTCATGAAAGTGTAATCAATAAGTCTAACAAATTTAACAATTACACAACTATCTCAGATCAAGATAATAAAGCAAAACGTCCTATTATTGAATTTGATAAAAATTTACAATTGTTTAATTTTGGTAAAAATTACAAACAATCTGTAACAACAATTAACACAGAACAAACTGACGCACTTTCTAATGTACAAGGCTTACCGGTTAGTATCAGTAATCAGATAGTTAGTAGTTATTATTCAGATGGTGTACCTTTAGTCAATGGAGAAACTATAATCTTCTCTGCAGATTTAAATGAAGAAGTTAGAAAAACAATTTATCGTATTAATTGGGTTAACGTAGATAGCAACGTTAATCTAGAGCAATTTATATTTACAGGCGATAGTAGTACAACACGATTTGATCTAGGATTTGCAGCAGAAAACATACAACTCACTGTGCAAGTTAATGGTGTTTCGGTACCTAATTCGACATATCAGTACAGTGTTGATGGCAACGAATTAGTGTTTAACACCGCAATACCAAACGGACAAACTGTAATTGCTACATACAAACACAGCCAACAGTTACAACTTGAAGCAATTGCAACAGTTAAAAATAATGATGTTATTCTAAGTAAATTAGGAACTACATACCAGGGGACTAATTGGTACTACAAGGCAGGAACATGGACACAAACTCAACAGAAAAGATCAAACAATCAGGAACCATTGTTTGATCTTTTCAATGCCGACGGCATTACTATTAGTGATACTTCGGCATATAAAGCAAGCAATTTCCTTGGCTCAAAACTTTTTGGATACAAAAAAGGCACAGGAGCTAACGACACTGAGTTAGGATTTCCTTTAAGCTATAGAAGTATTAACAATGTAGGTGATATTGTTTTCTGCGATTCTATCAATGACGATACCTTTGTATATGAAGATAGCAACGAAAATACAATTACTGCAACAACAAAAGGTCTTAAAGTAAGAAAAAACAACACCGATGGTACAGTTGAGTACATTAATCAATGGAGTAAAAAATCTGAAAAGAGTAAACAATACCAAACACAAACTATTTTTGCAACTGAAACTCAAACCAATAGATTTAAATTAGATATTATTCCAGAAAGTCTTTCGCCAACACATCTTATTGTTTATAAAAACAACACACCAATAGACAAATCTACATACGATGTTGAAGTCGAACGAGGTGTAGGCAGTCTAGTTTTTGTTAAAGATTTAAAATCTACTGATAAAATTAGTGTAAAAATTTATAGTAGTACAGTTAGTAAAAACAATAATTGGGAAATTCCAAGTAACCTTGAGAATAATGCTAAAAATGTTGACATTGTAGAAATTACACTCGGACAGATGAGAAATCACATCATTGAAACATTTGTAAAAACTCCTGATTTGTCCGGGAATTATCAAGGTTTAAACAACAGTAAAGATCTTAAAGATGTTAAATTAAATGGCGGTACTATTCTTCAGAATGCAGGCGCTCCGCATTTGGCAAATCTTTTCTTAAATGATGTTCAAGCAAATTTCATTGAAAGTTTGCTTTACAATCAAAGAGAATACGAAACATTTAAAAATAAATTTTATAGAATGCTCGGCGAAATAAGTTACACTGATGTAACAGATTCTAGTACATCTTTAGATGAGTTGTTAACTGAAATGTTTGCAAATAAAAACGAGATGTTCCCGTTTTATCATAGCGATATGTGTCCGTCAGGCAATGACTACAATGAAATTTCATATGAAATAAACAATACTGAAATTGATACTTACTACCTGAGCCAAACATTCAACGATAAAATTCCAAGCAATCGTGCAGTATTAGTTTTCTTAAACGGTACTCAATTAGTTAAAAATCTAGATTATACAATTGACGGAATAGTTATTACACTAAAAATTAGACCTGCTGGTGACACTAGCTCAATGAGATTCTTGGAAGTAAACATTGACGATAAACTAGAAATCAGAGAATACACCAGCACAGATGGGTTTCATATTCCGCCAACTCCAAGTAAACTTGGAATGTATCCTTTATTTTCACCAGAGATTATTATTGACGGATATGGAGACAATACACATCAGGTAATTAGAGGCCACGACGGTAGCAAAATTGCAATGCTTGGAGATTTCAGAGACAATATTATTCTTGAACTTGAAAAGCGCATTTATAACAATGTTAAAGTAACTTACAATAAGGATTTAATCAATATTGATAGTTATATTCCTGGCGCATTTAGAAAAACATCATATAGCAAAACAGAGTTTGATAATATTATTGCACAGAACTTTAGTCGCTGGCTAGGCAAAAACAATGTTAAAATCAATGATACTGTTGAAGTTTCGAGTCTTGACAAATTTAGTTGGAACTATAGATTATTTGATGAAAAACTAACTGGTAAATCAATGCCAGCAGCATACTGGAGAGGTATTTACAATCATTTTTATGATACAGAACAACCTAATCTAAGACCTTGGGAAATGCTCGGGCAAACAACAAAACCAACTTGGTGGGAAGAAGTATACGGTCCCGCACCTTACACCAGCGGCAACAAAGTATTATGGGACGATCTTGAAGCAGGTAAAATTGCACAACCAGGAAACATTACAATAGATAGTGTTTACAAAAGACCTGGGTTAAGCGACATTATTCCGGTCGATGACAGCGGCGAATTGCTGAGCCCGTATGAATGTTTAAGTGTTAATAACAGTAATGTTGTAAATGGCAGCTGGAAGTACGGCGATGGCAATCCAGTAGAAACAGCATGGAAGCACAGTAGTGAATATCCGTTTGCAGTTCAGATTGCACTAGCACTTTCAATACCTGCAGAATATTTTGGATTGTACAGAGATACAAACGATCAAGTTATTAAAAATAATCAGTGGCAGTTTAATAGTACTGGTACTAGAACTAAAATTGAACAAGTACATGGCGAATTAAACACTGACGGTACTATTGCTAGAACAAACGGATACACAACATGGCTTGCAGAATACGCTAACAGTTTAAATTATAATATTACAGACGCTATTGGTGATAAACTTAGAAATATTCAATTGCGTTTAAGTTATAAAGCATCTGGATATACAGATAAAAAGTTTTTGAAGTTCTTTGCTGAACAGAGTAGCCCTAATAGTATCAACAGTAGCATTTTAATTCCTGATGATGATTACGATATTAAACTTTTTAAAAGTAGTCCTAGACAAAGTGTTGTTTACAGTGGTGTTATTGTTACTAGAAGTGCAAACGGATTTACAGTTAGTGGATATGATTTAAATGATCCAACATTTATTGTTAATGTAGCAAGTAAAAACAGTGATACTCAAGTTATTAAAGTTGGTAATACCGCAGTAGAAGTATCTGCAACTGGCACCAACGAGAATGTTGTTCTTGCATACGGATCTGAATTAAACAGTGTTGAAAATGTAGTTGAATTTTTAATAGGATACGGTAGATTTCTTGAAAACCAAGGCTTTAAATTTGACAATCGAGTTGAAGGTTCAAACGAAGTGCACAATTGGAAACTTGCTGCAAAAGAATTTATATTCTGGGCACAACAAGGATGGGATCAGGGCATCAGTGTTAGTCTTAGTCCAATTGGAAGTACATTAAACTTTAGAAGTGTACGAGGTGCAGTTGATAGTATTAGCAATCGCCCATACGGTAGTAGAATTTACGATAACAATAAAGCTATTATAGAACCAAACAACTATATTGTCAACCGTGACGGCAGAAACTTTAGTATAGAAACACTAAACGATACTGCAATTTATCTAGCAGACATTGACGTTGTTGATTGGGAACACGTAGTTGTGTTTAAAAACAAAACACAATTTAACGATATTATCTATCAGCCTGAGAGTGGTAATAGACAATATAGAATTAGAATCAGTGGATTTAGAACATCTGCCTGGGACGGTACATTTGGAGCACCAGGATTTATTATCAATGAAGATAATGTACCACAGTGGCAAGCAGGTAGAAACTATAGCAAAGGTGAAATTGTACTTTTTAAAGGTGAATATTATACAGCTAAAGAGAGTGTAACTAGCCATACAAAATTTAACAGCAATGATTGGCTAATAACTGAATACAGTCAATTTGATCAGTTACTACCAAACCTTGCTAACAAGGCAGGCATGCCTAAGTCATATTATGACTTTAATGAAACTAATCTTGAACTTGATCCTGATAGACTAGCAAAAGGATTAATAGGATTTTCGCAGCGTGAATATCTAAATGATTTAGGAATTAGTGACACTAGCCAAGTTAAATTTTATCAAGGGTTAATTAGACAAAAAGGCAGTAACAACAGTCTTAACAAAATGTTAAGAGCAAAGTTAGACAACTTTGAAAGTCAAGCAGACTTTTTTGAACAGTGGGCAATTAAAAGTGGCAACTTCGGTGGAGTTGGTAATACCACTGAAATTAGATTAGAAATTCCTAATAATGATAACACACAAAAATCTCCATTGTTAATAGAAATGCTAGACGATAACGATAGCAAAACAACAGGTCGTGTGGGTTATAAATCAAACGATCTTCTAGTGCATCCATTGCCATATAATAAAAATGCATTTACAATGCGTGATAGAAAAAAACGTGTTAACAATTTACCAAGTGCAGGTTATGCACAGAAATCAGAAATTGATTATATTAGTCCAACACTAGATTTATTAGGATCGTATATTGATAACAATATCGGAGAAGATCAGTATATCTGGGTCGGCAGCGACAAACAAGATAATTGGAATGTTTACAAAACAGTTGTTAATGCTGCACGTATTAGTGGTATTGTAACTGATCCATCAGGAATTGCAATTCTTACTACAACACAAGTAAGTGGACTAGAAGCAGGCGATGATATTTTAATTAAAGTGCATACCAGCAGCGATCCAAGCGAAATTGATTTTACAGGTTACTATAGAGTTATCGAAAGTGGCAGCAATAGTATTAGTGTGCAAACAGATTTACCAAACTATAATCGAGGATTTCTTGATAACCAAGACTTAGTTGCAGTAATTTATAACTTACACACAGTTCACTTTGATACACTATCAGATGCAAACAACAATGTTCCCCCAAAAGGGTGGAAGAATCAAGACAAACTATACATCGACAGTGCAACTAACAGCGGCTGGGGCGTATACAAAAACTCAAATGTATTTGCATTTGATCAGAGTTTAAGTGACAGCGAATCAACTGCAAACGACGGCTTTGGTTACAGTTTAGCAGGCGACAACGGAAATAATTATGTTCTTGTTGGTGCAGAATCTTCAAACAAAGTTCAGGCATTTCAACGAAATATCACCACAGGTGCTTTAATTGAAGATAGTGAATTATTAAGTCCAAGTAACGATATTGTTGGATTTGGTAGTGTACTAGAAGCAGGATCAAATATATATGCCGCTGCAGGTTCGCCATTGAGCAACAGCAATATTGGCTATGTACATATTCTGCGCAGAAACCGCTTTGGCAGTTTTTACGTTGACCAAGCCTTGGCAGCACCAGGACACGATGCTAATGGGAAATTTGGCAATGATATTGCAATAAGTGACGACGGTAAATGGATGTATATCGGACAACCTGGTGTAGACAAAGTACATGCTTACCAAATGGTTACACTAGATACAGAAGGATTGTTTGCAATTACTGAAGATACTGTTGGTAATGGCTCTACAACAACATTTGCATTAGAAAATGAACCAACAAGTATATATGAACTTAAAGTAATTGTTGGAAATAAGTTAATGATCCCGTTTAAAGAATACACAATCTCAGGAAGCAATATTGTGTTTACAACTCCGCCTGCTGTTGTTTCTATTAGTATAACTTATAAAAATTATTTTAATCATGTTTACACTATTACAGGAGCATCTGCAACTGATTTTGGTCATAGAGTAGTAACCAGTACCGATGCTAATCAAATTATTATCAGTGCTACAAATAATAATGCTGGCACAGTGCACGTCTATAATAGGACAGTTGAAAATCAGTTTGCCACAGGAAGCACTAACATTTTTACAGCAAGTGTAACTATTCAAGGCACACCACGTGTGTTTGTAGATGATGTAGAAACTACAGATTTTACATTCAACGGCACCAATACTATCACTTTTACAGAAACACCAAGTCGAGGTAGTATTGTTAAAATTGATACAAACAACTTTGTAACAAACCATAGTATAACCGCAGCATTAGATGCACAGTCTGGTGCACAATACGGATATAGTATTGACTTATGTCCAAATGACTGTAGTTTATATGTTGGTGCACCATATCATGATGTTGACTCAATTGACGCAGGCCGTGTATATAGATATTTAAATCAAGGAAAATTCTTTGGCAAAGTAATCGGCACAATACAAAATCCAACAGTAAGCGTAGGATCTGCAATGTACTTTAACAATTTTAGAGTTGCATTTGATGCAGCAGACACACTATCTGATGTGGTTACAAAAATTAATGCAGCAAATATTCCAGGTGTTACTGCATTAAGTGTTGGGAACATTCTTACTGTAGAAACTGACAGTGAAGTGTATGCAGATAAATTAAATCTTGTGCAAGAGACTGGAGACTTTTTTGCAGACATGGGAATTAGTGTCTATGTAGCTAGACAAATAATTAATAGTCCACAAGACAAAGCATACAATAATTTTGGTAAAGTAGTAAAAGTAAACAATACAGCAGACTTAATTGCAATTAGTGCCGATCGTAGTGATGCAGTTATAGTTGAAACTTTTGACAACAATAAAACAAAATTTGATACTAACAGCACATCATTTAGTGTCACTAAAGCACAAACTGGAGGAGTATTTATATATCAATTCCTAAGCAATCCTGAGCTGAGTATTGATAATCCGGGACAGTTTGTTTTTGCAGAATCATTAAACACTGATAAACTCGACAGTTTAGATCAATTTGGAAATTCTATTGAATTTACAAAAAATACAATTATTGCAGGCGCACCTGGCAGTGACGACAGTACAGCCGAAGGCGGTGTAGTGTATCAATTTACAAATGCAACACAAAAAATGCCATGGCTACTAACAAGATACGAAAAACCGCAAGTTGATTTAGATATGTTTAATCGTGTATTCTTGTACGATTCTAAAACAAATGAAAGATTAGCTAATCTTGATATCATTGACCCAATTAAAGGTAAAGTAACTAGTAGTGTGTTGCAAGAAATTACCTATCAAACAAGTATCGACCCTGCATTTTATAGCAATACTGAAAATCTTAGAAATGCATTAACCTGGGGTACTGACTATGTAGGAAAAGTGTGGTGGGATCTAAGTCAAGTGCGTTACGTAGAATACAATCACGACGGCGAAGAGTACAGCAGTTCAAACTGGGGATTTACGTTCCCAGGGAGTAGAATTATTTGTGCAGAATGGACAGAAAGTGATGTTGCTCCGTCAGAGTATTTTGATGACGAAAACCCAGATGCATATCCTTACAATCCTACTAATTTTAATATTGTTACCGAATTTAATCAAACTACACAACAGTTTGTTACAAAATATTATTTCTGGGTTGTAGGGAAAACTCGTGCACCTAGAAATACTGAAAATAGAATTTACAGCATATATGAAATTGAAGATCTAATTTCTAACCCAACATTAAATGGTGTACCGTTTATTGCGTTTACCGGAGCAAATACATTCGCTTTATTCAATGTCGACGATTTACTAACAGACAATACAGTATTAGCAATTGACTATGATATTCAGAAAAACAATAATCTACTTCATCAAGAATATCAACTGATCAATGAAGGTGATGTGACTAGTGTTGCTAACGAAGATTTAATTACAAAACTCATTGATAGTTTAGCAGGTGCTGACACCAGCGGCAATCTAGTTCCTGATATTAAACTAAACAGTTATCTAAGATATGGCATTGACTTCAGACCTAGGCAGACAATGTTTACTGATCGCAGAGATGCAGTAAAGCAAGCTGTGGAATATTTTAATTCGTTTATGAAAACAACACCAGTTGTTTACAGTAAGAATATTGATAATATACTTGCAAGTGAACCAGAACTAAAGTCACATGAATATGACGAAGCAGTAGATAACTATGTCGAACTAACATACTTAGAAACTGGCATTCTTGTTACTGGCTATCTTGTATTTGTTAAAAATGACGAAACTACAAAGAATCGTTGGGTACTTTACGAACTACAAGCTAGCAAAGAATGGGTTAAGAAACGAGTACAAGTTTATAAAAACTCACGCTACATTAGTCGTGTCACCTGGACTGATCCTAATGTAGTTGTACCAGGAAACTTTAGCAAGGTTGTTGAATATGAATACAATCTACGCAGTGTTGTTGCCAGCGAAGGCGAATTTGTAAAAATTAAAGACAACGGGTTAGGTTTATTTAAGGTTGTGCAAAAACAAAATGATTCGTGGGTAACTGTTCAAGAAGAAAACAGTACACTTAAAATTAATCAAAGCATTTATAAAACAGAATTATTAAACTTAAATTTTGATATAGATGGGTTTGGATTGCAATTATACGACGACAATCCAAGTCTTGAAATACAGAAAATTGTTAGAGCTGTGTATGAAGATTTCTTTATTAACGAACATGCCATTGAAAAGAACCAATGGTTTCTTCATATGCTAAAATATGCATTGAGTAAAAACAAATCCTTAGATTTTGCAACTAAAACTAGTTTAATTAAAATAAATCAGCAGCAACGTGCTCTGCAACAAGTTACAGTTTATCAAAAAGATAACCAAGACTTTATTAGAAATTATATTGAAGAAACTAAACCGTATCATACAAAAATCAGTGAATTTGTACTACAGTACAACAGCACCGACAATGCAGATTTAAAAACAACTGATTTTGATTTGCCCAGTTATTATAGTTTCAACAGCAACACTTATCGAAGCCCAACTGGAAGCACAGTCGAAGACAATAACAAATTGTTACTAGCACCATGGGCTGATTGGACAGATAACTATAAATTAGAAGTTGGAAGCATTGTTGTAAACGATGGCGGCACGTACCTAACTACACCTACTGTAAAAATATCCGGCGGCGGCGGCTCTGGCGCAACTGCTAAGGCAGTGTTAAATGCTAATAAAATTACTAGTATTGTAGTAACTAATCCAGGCAGCGGATTTATTAGTACCCCTACTGTTACATTAGAAGAGCAAAGCGATAATCCGGCTCAACTAAGTGCAGTGCTAGTTAATAAAAAGATTCGTAGTTTCAACACTACAGTTAAATTTGATCGTGTTAGCCGTAACAGTGGATATCTAGTTGAGTTTAAAAATACAATAAACGCAGGAAGTTTTGTAATTGGTGAGCAGTATGAAATTCTTAGCAACGGAACTACTAACTTTAAAGAAATCGGCGCAAGTTCAAACAAACCAGGTACAAAATTTATAGCAACAGGTGTAGGAGTTGGATCTGGAACAGCAGGACAACCGGTGGATTTAAGTAACGAAACTATTTTTGCAAGAAGCACAACCAGAAGTAATGCAGGTGCAAGCGTATTAGACCTAGTACTTGACATTTTCAGTAACGGCAATTGGGTCAACGATACCACAACATTCCCTGCATTAGATGTGCCAAACTTTAGATTCTACAATGACAGTGACAAGTCTAGCGATTGTACTAGTGTTGTTCGTAGTCGTGTACAGTTCTTTGACAGCAGAGATACTGTTCGCGGTCTGCATCAATCTACGCTACAATCTGCAATACGTGCACTAGGAACAACTGCCGGCATCAATAATATTGATATAAGTGGAACTACAGTAACACTCGACGGTAGTTTAATTGATAATACTCCAAGTGTACTAAACTGGAAAAACAATTTTGCTTACTATGCAGGCGATGTAGTGTTCTACAACAATGTTTTCTACACAGTTGATGTTGATTATACAAGTGCTACAAGTGGATTTAGTACTACAAACTTAACCAAATTGGAAGCAGGATCAGTTATTAGTCATCTAGATCGTACTTGGAAATTGTATAAACCAGTGGACGGTATGCTAGCAAATGATCCAGCGCAACTGTTTAACGGAACAGTATTCCCGGGTGCTAGAGTACTTGGTGTTGCATTTTCTAAAAACTCAGGTTTCGATTCGGGTGCAACTGAAAAATCTTCAATTGAAGATAGCAATGACCCGCTTTACCTAACTACATTTAATCCTAGTACTGATGTTAACATTACAAGTAATATTTTTGAATTTAAAAATGATAATGATGAATCAATTGATCATGGATTTGTCGACGAAGAAAAATTATATTACAATCCTAACGGAAATGCTACAATCGGTGGCCTGGCTATCGACACAATATATTATGTTAGTGTTGTTAACTCAAAACAATTTAAATTAACAACAGATCAAGCATTACTAAATGTTGTTAATATAACATCAGTGAATAGTGGCACACATAAACTTTTAAGTAGTTTTAAAAAATGGAGTACGGACATTGTTAATAGACCAGGATTTTCTGGAGATCCTGACAAAGAATTTACTTTTGAGGAATGGGCACATGATAGATTTGAAGGTGGCTCAGGGTTTGATATAGGTGCATTTGACCCTGACGATTTAACCATCGAAGGTGTACCTAGTTCACTACCTAGTGCTTACGATCAAGGTATTTACAGTAGATTTACCGATACTGCACTAGGCACCAGACCAGAGGATATTATTACCAGCGGCGGTAAATTCTTAGATCCTAATCATAGTTATGCTCCAGAAGAACATGTACCGGGAAGTGTGTACGATACGCTAGAAATGTTTGTACATACACTACCAACACAACTAAGCGGAAGCACTGGCTACTCTCCGAAGTTTGGTGTAACAAGCTATACAGGCGATGGTGTACAAACTAGATTTAATTTTAGTAAAGAAGATGTTGGCGATTACTTCTTGGTATACACTAGTGAAACAGGACCGAGATATAGAAAAATTGCTGAAACTAATAACAATATTCCATTGTTTACTGTAGAAGGTGGGTATTATGAAGGTAGTCAGGATAGAGCATATAGCATTGATTGGACAACCGGCGAAATAGTATTTGACAATCCGATAGCAGATGGTGATATTTTAACTATTACAAGAATTGCGCAAACCGGAGAAAACATTCTTGCAAATAAAACATTTACTAGTGATGGTACTACTAATATTTTTGCACTTGAAATTGAAAATAGTAGAATTAAAAATTCTCTAGTACTAGTCAATGGTAAAGAAGTAGATCATAGTATAACCAGTAATAACAATCACATATCCTACGTTGTTTTATCGATCACACCACAACTAAATGATCATATTCATATGTTATTAAGCGGAGATAGTCAAAACACAATCAGTAAAGTTTACACTCAAATCGAACAACTCGAAGACTCCCAAGTGGTGGTTAGATTAGATGAAGTTATTAGAAATAATCTTCCAAAGGACACAACAGTGATTGCAGAACTTAATGGTTCTAGATTGCGTCCGAGTAACACTGCTTATTACGACGGCGACGGATCGACTGTTGATTTTAAATTGCCAAACACAGCCAAAGAAAAAACAATAACAAGTTTAACAAATTCTCAAGTTAGAGTATGGGTCGGAGATGTAAAATTAAATCCGGTACAAGATTATACTGTGTCAGCACCAACTGGCACCTCAGTACCTACTGTTACAATGTTTACACCACCTGAAGTTGGTGCAAGAGTTAGTATAACCTACACAGGTAATGCAGATTACACCATCAATGAAACAACAAATGATATTGAATTACTTGGAGTTGTTCCTGCCCGCGGCGACTTGTTAGCAGTTACAAGTTTTAGCGATCATGATAGTTACCACTTTGAAACTAGGGTATTTGTTGGTACGGATCAGTTTTTATCATCTACAAAAATCGGCGGCTTTGATAATATTGCATTTGATGTTAGCGAATTTGACGGAATTTCCGTTGTAACAGAACTTGACATTGAGTATGAGCTCGGTGACGGACAGATAGCAGAAAGATTGTTTGTATCAATTGATGGTGTCAAAATGATTGCAAATCTCGATTATGTAACAAAAGGAAGAACATTATATTTTGCAGACTCGATATCAGTTACTGATACTAGTGTAATTATTATAACAGAAATGAATAAAAACATTTACAATTTCGAATCAACGTATAGTATTTTCAATGATATGAATGGAAATGTTAATTATTATAGAATTGCAGAAGAAGAAGCAACAGAATTAGCACGTGATTTAAGTTTCACTGCCACTGAGATTGAGTTAAAAGATGCATCCGAATTTCCAACTCCGGTTGGAAAAACTCCTGGGGTTATATCTATTAATGGGGAAAGAATCACATACTGGACCAAGAATGGAAATATACTAGGACAAATTAGGAGAGGTGTCGCCGGAACTGGTGCATCAGAACATACAACAGGAACAATAGTTCTTAATATGAATAAATTAGTTCCTGACTCAAAATGTAATACCTGGTATAATAAAGGATCTGGTACACCATCAGATGGAAAAGGGTTGCAGCAATCATTAACTAAAGCTGCACAGTTTATCAAAGATAAAAAAGGTATATCTTTCCCATTGACATTTGCAGGAGTTGATGATATCTATGTTGACGAAGGGTATGTTGACGAAGGGTATGCTGAAAATACACCGTCGGATCTTTCTTTTGTGCAAGAAGACTACGTTAATCCGGGTTATACACAAGACCCGTGATGTATAAATATATAAAAGTGTAATATTATTTTTGAGGAAAATTAAATGGCCATTACGTTGAGAAATACAAAAGGTTTTGCATTAACACATGCAGAAATGGACGGTAACTTTACTGATCTGAATACAAGAGTTACTACAATAGAGTCGAATAGTGGTTCAGGAATTAACTCAGTAGTTGACGCAGGCGGTGATGGTAGCCTAGCATGGAACAGTATAACAAAAGTATTAACCTACACAGGACCAAACGAAGACCAGATAAGGGCGCACTTCAGTGCCGGTACTGGCATTAGTATCACCTCAGGTTCTATTGCAGTTGACTTCACTGAGTTCAACACTGGAAATATAACAGAAGGCAGCAACTTATATTACACTGATGCAAGAGCAGATGCAAGAATTGCAGTTGCTAATCTGTCAGACCTAATAGATGTTCATAATGCATCTCCAACTGACGGACAAGTACTAGCATGGGATAACGGAAATAGTCGATGGGCACCAGCAGTTAATGCGGGAGGTATTGCACTAACTAGTTTGAGCGTAACGCAAGAAACTGCAAGTGGCAACGGTACACTAGCGTATGATAACACATCCGGTGTGTTTACATATACTCCACCAGATTTAAGTTCATACATAACAGATTACACTGTAACCGAATCTGATGTAACAGCACATCAAAGTGCACTTTCTATTACAGAATCGCAAATCAGCAATTTAGGTACATATCTCACAGCAGAAACAAATGATCTATCAAATGTAGTTACATGGGCAAATGTTCCAAATTTATATATCACAGAAAGTAGTGTAACACAACACCAAGCGGCAATTAGTATAACAGAATCACAAATCAGTGATTTATCACATTACACTAATAGTGATTTTAATACTGCATTTGCAGCAAAAGATACAGATGATTTAACTGAAGGTTCGTTGAATCTTTACTACACAGATGCAAGAGTTACTTCGGCACTTGCAGCATCTAGTCTTGATGATTTTAGTGATGTAGATACTACAACTGTTTCACCATCCGATGGCGATGCACTGTTATGGAGTGCAGTGTCAGGAGAATGGACACCAGGAGCAATTACCAATGGCGCTGGTACAGGCGAAGCAAACGATGCTGTAAACGTAGGCACTGGTGCTGGAGTATACAAGACAAAAGTCGGCACTGCCATCCACTTAAAAACATTAATTGCAGACAGTAGTGTATTTACAACAACAGAAAATGCAGATGATATAACATTTACATTTAGTCCAAGTGCAGATTTTGATGTAAATTCACAAAAGATTATTAATTTAGCAACCCCGACAGCAACTACAGATGCAGCAACCAAAGCATATGTCGATGCAGTAGCCGTATCTGGCGCAAGCACACTATCAATTGCAGGAGACACTGGTACAGACGATGTTGATTTGTCTATAGATACACTGTCTATTAATGGTACAGCAAATGAAATTGAAACAGCAGTTACAAATAATACTATTACTATTGGATTACCATCTAGTATTACTGCAAACGTAACAGGCGATGTAACTGGTAATGTAACTGGCAATGCAGATACAGCAACAGCATGGGCAACCCCGAGAACAATCACACTAGCAGGAGATGCAAGTGGTAGTGTAACACTTGATGGTAGTGGAGATGTAACACTCACAACTACAGTATCAAGTGCTACTCCAACACTAGGCACTGACACTGATGGAAATTATGTTGCAACTATTGCCGGCACTGCAAACGAAATTGAAGTAACAGGCAGCGGCGTTGAAACAGCAGCAGTAACAATTGGGCTACCGAGCAATGTTACAGTAAGCAATAACTTAACAGTGCAAGGTAATCTAGAAGTACAAGGCACAACCACAACAATCAATGCAACTGAACTTGCTATTGAAGATAACTTGATTTATCTAAACGAAGGTTCAACTGTAACAAATCCTGATTTAGGTTGGAGCGGCAACTATAACGATGGATCGTATAAACACGCTGGTTTCTTCCGAGATGCAACCGACGGTCGTTTTAAAGCGTTTGAAGATTACACGCCTGAGCCTGGACAAACAATTGATACATCTCATGCAAGTTTTAGTTTAGCAGATATTCAAGCAACAACATTTATAGGTAACTTAACTGGTAATGTAACTGGTAATGTAACTGGCAATGCAGATACAGCAACAGCACTCGAAACAGCACGTACCATTGGTGGTGTAAGTTTTAACGGCACAGCAAATATTGATCTTCCAGGCGTAAACACAGCAGGCACACAGGACACTAGTGGTAATGCTGCAACAGCAACAGCACTAGAAACAGCACGTACAATATCACTAACAGGAGATGCAACAGGTAGTGCAAATTTTGATGGTACAGGAAACATCTCAATTGCAACTACAGTATCAAGTGCTACTCCAACGTTAGGAACTGATACAAACGGAAATTATGTGGCTACAATTACCGGAACTGCAAATGAAATCGAAGTAACAGGCAGCGGTTCTGAAACA